TACCGGGACTTAGTTGAAGGTCAAGACCTAGGATCTTATAAAAAGCCGGGGCTGCAGAGTAATTGGTACCATCCGGCAAAGGATAGAACATGCTACTGCCATCTGTTGGGATAAGCAGGGGAGGGGCTACGTAGTAATCATTCCCATACTTTTGGACAAGAAGATCATAGAGTTCGAAGTAGGATTGGTTCAGGTACGAGTTGAATTCGCTGTCGGTGACAAACTGGCTATTAACCATATCGGCGCGCTGCCTCGCCGCTGTCCGCAATTCGCCTAGTGTCATACTAGTTGACATTTAGGCTCCTTTCTGTGCCACTTAATCTAGATCGCCACGCTGCTGCGTATCATCGCCGGGTCCACCTTGGTGAATATCAAAGAAGTTTTTATAAGCATCCTTGACTCGTGCCGGATCTTTGGACTCGTGAGCATCCATTATCTCTTGAGCTGCTGAATGAAGAGGATCGGCCTCTTCACTCACGCTCTTATCTTGCTTTTGGGAAGGGCCGAGAATCATCTCAGCTGCCTTTTTATGATCGGTATACATATTAGACCTTAGAATTGGTTAGAGTTAGCAATGCTGTCGTTGAAGTAGAACAACAGAGCAATAACCGTACCATCCAAAGGAGCCGTGAGCACGCCATCTTGGAAACAACCAATGATGAACTCTTGTCCACTGTTGGGGTTAGGCGTCTGAGAGTTCATGAGATTCGGATCCCCGAACACTTCCATATGGTCGATGTTTGAGGAAATCGGAGCCATGACCTGTCCACTACCCGTTCCACTACCAGTTGCACTGGCTAGGAATGATACACCAACCGCTGCCTTAATCTTTGCGGGAAGTCCCATAGCTTGCCATTGGGCTTGCGTAGTGCTTCCTAGAGAGACGATGATATAGGGGCTGCCGACCGAGAGTACATTTGAGCTGGAGATGCTGAGAGCCGTTCCCGACACTGGAGAAACCCACCCAGCACTGCCGAAGCGGTACTGAGCATAGTTATCTTGAAGATCAACCTTGATGATACCGGGAGCTGGGCTGCCGGCAACCAAGGGAAGGGGAGGAACGGTAGCAGCAACAGCCGCTGCGAAGGTGATTGCACCCGTATTGGCGAACAACCGACCCGCGACGCTTCCGCCATCAACCGTGATGCTTGTATGAGCAAGAACAGTACCTTGGAAGGCTCCGCTTGCGCTCGCATTCAGCGTAGCAGAAGTTCGGACCACCCAATAAACATTCGAAGCAAGCGCTCCGCCCGTCAACGCGATCGTTGGAATTCCGCCTGCACCGGTAGTCAACGTGCTAGAGCAGATAAAGACATACAACCCAGCTCCATTGAGAGTGAGGGTAGCATTGCCTGAGGTAGCGAGGTTAAACGTACCTGAGGTTTCCGTATACACACCAGGAGTCAAGGTTTGACCATCCAGGTTAGCCGTGATCGAAGTGGCACTTCGTGCATTCAGGTTGTTATAAGCTGCGAGAGCATCTGCCTGAGCCTGTTGGGCTAAGGAGTTAGCAATGTTCTCTGCACCAGAGACCGTAGCAGGCGGAAAGCCTGTAACGGAAGTTCCGGGATAAAGACCTAAGTTGCCGGTAACAACAGAGTTACCTGTGTTGGTGACAGCTGATGCTGCCAAGACCGCATAGGTCGAGGAGCTGGCTAAGTTTGGGCTATTGGCTGGATACGACAAGTCTTGCATTTGAACGGATTGAACACGTCCACCATTCTTAAGACTGCGGATACCAAGACCATTGCCATTTGTACTGTCCACAACAAAATTACAATCGAGCAGAATAGCCCTATTGTGCGGTGTGGTTAAAAACTGTTTATTATATCTATTTGACATATGTTTCCTTTGCCTTTCGGCTGGGCGGTTACCTCCTTATGTCTCTAAGTGCCCCCACTTAGAAGGAGGGCCTCTCGGATGCCTTTATACCGGATGTGTTTTAAGCATCCTGGGCACCCGAGAGGTCTTTGAGGAGGGACATCCCCCTAGACTATAAACCTAGGAGGGGAGAGAAACATTACTGACTGAGCTTAACGTTCGCATTCCAACCCGGAGCATTAGTCCGGAGGTTCGCGTAGTAGCCCACACGAACTTCGCCGGCGTCAGCGTTGTAAACGCGAAGCATTTCAAGACCATCGCCGTAGCGAAGGATTTGAGGAGCATCGCCCAACGACTCAAGCGCCCAGCTCTCCATTTGCAGGAGGTAGCAGGTCTGAGGTTGGCAGTTACGGTCCGGGAACACCTTGATCAAGCTGGCAGCGCCGTTGATCATGATGCCGCGAAACGCGATACTGGCGGATTCAGAATCCGCAGGCTTCGCTTCGATGTACTGAACCTTGCTGCCAAGAGACTTTTCCAAAGCTGCATAGCTCTGGTAGTTCATGATAGCAACGTTCGGCTTTCCACCTTCTCGAGCGAGAAGTGAGGAAGCATCGATCAGAGCCTCTTCGATTGACTGCGTGGAGCCGTCATAAACGACACCAGCAAGACGAGTTCTGTCCACAGAACGAGTCACACCGTAGAATGGAGTCGCGAGGTTGACCGTGCTGTCTGTGCCTGGGAGCCAAGCTGCGAGACCGGAGATCTTCGCATTGCTGTCACCCTGGACGTTCAGGAAGTTCGACGCTACCCAGTTAGCCGGGGTAGCAGGCGATCCGCCCATCGAGAGAGCAACCGTAATCTGGCCGTTGTTACGGTTAACCGCAACAACATATCCGAGAGCATCGCCCGAAACTGTCGATCCACCGGACGTAGTCCGAGCTTCGAGAGTTTGGTTGACTTCGAATTGCACAACGTCAGAAACTGCCGCTAACTGGATAACTCCAGAAGCAATCGTGCTGATTTGTCCAATCGTTCCCGTACCGTCGCGGAAAATGCTTGAGCTGAGCGAGAGAGTGATAGAGCGAATCGCACCATCAATCACGAGCTTAGCACCTTCCAAGAAGGACATCTTGTCCGTCGCGGAAGCGAGCATCGTCTGGTTGTCGATCGTGGCGATCGAGTAGTCAGACAATCGGGTCAGGAAGAAGCTTTCGATCTGAACTGCGCTCTGGTTGGTCTGCGCGTTCGCGAACGAAGCTGATCGACCCTGGGAGACGCCAGTGACGATCGGAATGGGTTTATACTTACCACCGAAATCGGTGTTCTTTTTGAGCATCGCCAAGAAAGGGTTGTCCGCGTAAACGAGGTCTTCAACGACCTGTCCATCATACAGTTCCTTCAAGGCGGCGTTCATAGCTGTTAAATCTAAGAAAGCCATTTGAATTTATCTTTTCTATTTTTTACTTAACGCTGCCAATGCTCGAGCTACCCGATCCTTCTCATTACGAGCAGGGGTAGAGGGTGTCGTGCTGGCGGTCATTGCGTTAGTAAGTGTACGAGCTTGCTGCTCTTTGGTAGGTTGCGATGAGGTCGCCGGGGCTTCAGGCGACTTGCCCTTTGCGGAGAGTTTCTTGCTTGCGAGGGAGGCTTCTATACGCTTTTGCAGATCAGCCTCAACTAGGTCAGCAGCTTCTGCAATGGTCATGACCCTGGGTTGTCCGGCTGCAACTGATCGCTGGTAGTTGGTTTCGATAACGGCTAGGACGACCTCTTGGGCCGCATGAATGTCTATTAACTCATACTTATCTTTATTTGTCAAGATAAATTCATTGGTAGCCTTGCGAAAGTCCTCAAGAGCCTTGTCATAGGCTTGCTTTTGAGCCTCCTGCGCCACCCGAAGCTGGTTTTCTTCCTTTTGGCGGAGTTCAGCCTTAAAATCAGCCAGTTCCTTGCTGGCGGCGCTCTCGGGGGCCTTTTCAGGCAGTTTACCCGTGAGTTGGTACTCCGTAAGCTCTTCGTAGGTCAAGCCTAGGTGGCGGAGGGCCTCGTCATACTTTTTAGAGCCTTTAAGTGCTCGATATTGCTCAAAATCTGTGACCTCTTCTGGCTTCCACGTCGGAAGGGCTGCTCGAGCCTGCTCAATGGCGGCCTTTTCAGCCTTAACCTGAGCTTCCAGAGCCCTAATGGCCTTTTCCTGCCTGGCAAGAGCTGCAAACTGCTTAGAGGCCTGCTGATTAGTGACCTCCGTTTGCGTTATAATGCCCTCAGAGCCCTTGGTAGCCTCTGGGGTGGGGGTAGGGGTACCCTTATCCCCTGCCGATGCATCCTGGGGCAAGGTAGAGGTGTTTAAAGCGATTTGTGCGGCTTCGGAGGGCTCACCGCCGACCCATCCTAGCTTACTGAGGGCTCTTTGGAGGGCTGAAGGTGCTTTACCGGCCTGATCGGGGGCGGAAGTGCCTGGAATTGCTTGAGAAGCGTGTTGATCGCTCATTATTGAGCTCCTGGGGTTACGGGGTTAGGAGAATTGGGTATAAGATCGCTCTGTTGGGGGGGTTGTGGGGCAGCCTGGGGCTGTCCTCCGCCCGCCAGTACGCCAGCCGGAGGCGCATTGGCCCCAGTTAGTACGTCGATTTGGTCCAGAAACCTGCGATATAACTCAAGTTTCTCTTCCTCGAGCCCCTGGCACTTGCCATAGGAGTAGTAATCTAGGGCTAATTTACGAGCTAATTGGAGGTCATCGTAAGGCTCAGGGGCTGTGTATTCGCCTTCTTCCTGCATATCCTCAAGGATTTCATGCAGATAGTCTTCTCCAGCATTGGCCATGTTCTCTTCAGCCTCGAGATCGGGGAAGTCTAGGAGTCTTTTAGCCTGCTGGGGGCTGATGTACCCAGCCTGGGCATACTCCTGAATTGTCGCAAGGCGACCTGCTGGTTCATCCGGTAAGGAACTTACCGGAAAGACCTTCATAACATAGTCATTGTGGTCTAACTCCGCGTCTTTCCAGTCAATGCTCTCGATGAACTTCTTTCCTGGGACTTGGATGCTGAGCTCACCAGTCTCCTCATAGCATTCCTTAGCCACTCGGATGGTGAGGTGCGCCAGGTCTAGGTAGAACTTCTCGTAGGCTTGGCCGACCACTGTGAATCGTTCGCTTTCAATGTCATCATATTCCCGAAGAGCTTTCCCGCTGTCGAGACCATCCGGCTTTTTACTACTTGCCGACAATTGGGACACTCCAGCTTGCTCATAAGCAGCATTCTTGAGCGTTTGGAGATGACTATATACTTCCGGCGCAACAATCGGAGGAACAATATATTCAGGCTTAACACCGCTGTACATGATAAGAGCGCCAATGTCATTGTTGAAATGTTCCTTTACTAGTTTGCTACCATTCTCCAGAAGAACCTTGAAGCTCCCCTGTAGGTGCATACTGCGTTGAATTACCCAGAGGATCTTATTGATCTCAAGCTGGATGTTTTGAATCTGTTCAGCCAAACCTTGACCCCAGTAGCCCCAGGGGCGTTTGTTCCACCTGAAGAAGACGAAGGGGAAGTGGTCATGGTCATACTGTTCTTTAAACAGGATGCTCTTGTTCAGAGAGATGACATGCATGCCATCCTTCTTGTCCTTGCCAGAAGGAAGGTGCCAGCTCTCGGTCACATGCACTACATCACTGATAGTAGGGCTAAAAGCAAGATCATCAGGAGTGCTGCTATTGGCTTCCAAGATAGCTTTATCTGCCCCTGGGAACATAGCTTTAAGCACACCACGGTCAACGTTCTTATTACGGTAAAGAGAACGAGGAGTGCCATAAAAGCCCTCAAGTTCGTCCACAAGTAGTTCGCCAGAGAGAATCCGCTCGTACTTAACTTTGCCATCTTCATGATATACATGGACCACACCCTCTCCGACAATACAAGCATCTCGGAAGATCTCTACACCCAAGTCATGGGCCTTGTTGGCATAGAACACGCCATCGATAAACTTATTTAGTTTCTTGGCTCTACTCTGCTTCTTGTAGTCCCCACCGCTGGTGAGGAAGAGAGGCTTAGGCTTGTTCTTAGCCATCTTGCTGGTGACCGTGTCAATACAACTGCTCACCACGTTATAGGAGATCCTATCACGGAGGGAGTTTACGACGCTCGCCATCTTCGAGTAGGTGAGCCCATTGGTCCCCATAAGCGATAGGTTGCCGTATAGGCGCGTGCTGATGAGCTGTTGGGTCATCCGCTGGCCTTGGTGCTCCTGAATGAACCTGACGTTACTGGCGATAGCAGCAGGCATCTCATCCGTAGGGACGGTCCACCACTTCTGAATTAAGTCTTGTCGCGGAACCGAGGCGCTCTTCGCTGAGGTTCCGATCCCAAAATCTCGGTAATCTTTAGCCACGTGTTAGTTCCTTTTCATCCCTTGCCTTTTGTAGGACAATGTCTTCTACTGTCTCGGGCGGTTCTGATTGGATCTCGGGGGCTCCAAGGGGGCTGCTCATGAAGAGAAACTCATCCTCGGTAGGGCGGCCTTCGCTCTCACCGATTGCCTCAGCCAGCATCTGGCGGTCAATGACATCAGCCAGCTGGGACTGCTTCTCAGGAGCCCTGAAGGTGATGCTCACATCGCCCACGGTTAAATACTCTAAGTTATACTGTTTACCCAGCTCTAGGAGCAGCTGGACTTCTTTTATGTCTGCCATATCTTGTTTAGGTCTAGTAAGGGGAAACCTTCTAAGCCTACGTCCTTTTCGTTCTTTAACTTGTTGGATGCCTCTTCCCACACTAAGTCTTCTTGCTGCTTCATCCATTCCTTAGTTCCTTTAACGATCTTAGGCGGTTCGGGCCTATACAGCCAGTGGAGAGCTTCTCTGAAAGCGTACAGTACAGCGTCAATGACGTCCGAATGGAAGGTGTCTTTAACCTTAGGTTTATCCGGATTACGCACATCCCGGTCCCACTCCAGCTTACGAGCATCCTCGGCAAAGGTACTATCCTTCTTAGCCTTGAGCTTTCCTGTCCTGAGGGCATCATTGAGGATCTCTATGAACTCGAACTTTCTGGTTTTTTCAGCAGCGACAACCGGGAGGGAGAACCTTTTCCTGAGCTCTTCAGCAATCTTCTTGCCCAACCCGCCAGTATCCAAAACGACCTTAACCGGTTTATACTTTTGGATGAATCGATCAATTTCTGCAGCGAGAGAGCTAATATCTTGTCCCGCCTTAACGTACTCTTCCACAACGTAAGCGCAAGGCGATCCGTCACTCCATCCAATAGCCACAATAGCATCCGCATCATCATGACCAATATCAACACCCAGAACGAAGTTGTTAAGTACCGGAGTTTCTTCATAGTGGTTAATACCTTTGTTATACTTGATTACGAGGGAGTTGCTATCCTCTAGCCACTCTCCGAAGCACTCTCGGCGGATTGTAGGATCATCGATTGTTACACCTTTCCGGGCACAATCCTGCTCGATGAGTTTCTGTGGAGACTTTCCAGACTTTCTTTTAAGCCAAGGGTTGTCAAGCATAGTCCATGAATGATGTGCCCATTGAGCAGAAGAAGCGCAGTCAAAGAAGTAACCGGCAGGTACTGGCCCTGGAGTTCCGGTAAGTCTGAGTTGGCCGTCATAGTCAAAGAGGGCTTTCGATATGACTTCATCGACCAAAGAGCGGATGTGAGACCGAAAGGATTGGGCCTCATCAATATAGACCTTCTTAAACGCCATTCCTCGGAACTTATTAACCTCAGCTTCATCCTTTGCTCCACTGCAGTATACCCTTGATTTATTAGGGAATATGAGGGTAAGATCTGTGTTGTTGATCTTAGCCCCTAGCTTGTACTTATGGTTGATGCCAAGTAGTTCTTCCCAGATAATCTTCTTTGCATTAGCACGGCTAGTAGTGATATAGAGGCAAACCACCCCAGGGTACGACAAGGCCGTATGTATGAGATCCGCTGCACAAGCAACTGTTTTACCAGCTCTGCGGGAACATACGGCAGTGCCATAGGGGGACGGATCCAGAACAAAGGCAAGTTGTTTGTCAAAGAGATAATCCTCCAGCTTAAATGAGGCCCTAGAGCGAGCAACCAGCTCACTCAGTATTTTAGACTTATCAGTCATTTACTACTTTGCCACAATCCTCATGATGAGGACCAATGAAGACCGTAGTAAGCTTCTTATTCTTAACCCACCGTCTTTGTGCATAATTCCAATGGTGGGTCTTTAGTTTCCTAGCTTCCCTGCATCCTTTATCAAAGAAGGAGAAGAATTTAAACCTCCAGTGATATGGAGGAAATCTTGCAGACTCTCTGTAGAAGCTTTCCACCACACAGGTTTGCCAAAATACCTTTATCTTGGGCTTGGCTATGTCCCAAAAGACAAAGGCCACTATGAAGTTTATAATAGAGACTTGCATTAGGCTATTTTAGTAACCTTTTGTTCAACTGGCTTAAAGGAAGCCTGCCGGACGTTCTCCCAAGGGACAAAGACAATGTCCTCTTCCATGCTGATGAGAAGGCCTCTATCGTGGATGTCAATCTTAGCAGGCTTCTGAGAACCGGTGCCCTGCGCAGACAACCCGGTACGGGTTGAATGCGCTATCTCAACAGCTTCCTTGAAACGGACAATGGTACAAGTGAAGTCCACTACTTCTTCTCCGGGAGGCTGGGAACGTTGTTAGCTACCCTGTCCAATTCCATACGCTTGCCCATCTCATCGTTCAAGGTACTGATACTATTCTTAATCCGGTTAGCGGTATTCTCATACACTTGAGCTTGGTACGTGACTTCTCCAAGTTGGGCGCAGAGTTTGCCGTATTCGGCTTGAATGTCACTCGCTGCGCGAGGTGACGGGGGTGAAGACACGGGAAGACTAACTGCCTTAGCCGTGCGGCGTTGTTTACGATTTAGTGACATGATTGCTCCTTAGATAAGATACGGGTTATATTGAAGAAAGGTTAGTTGTTCAGTTGCCCAATCGCAGTCTTTAGTCCAATGCGTAAAGACTGCAGTCTGACAAGTACCAACAGACAGCATGTAACTCGCAAGCAGCTGTCGGGCAATGCCGAAGCGTCGGAAGGGGGCCTTAACATAAGTAAAGTGCAAGGTTGGGACATCAAGTTGTTCAGCCACTAAGTACCCCAGGATGGTCTGACTGTCGTCAGACGGGGTGGCAATTAGGACCTTAGCGCCACGCGCGAGGATACGTTCAATAACAGCGTGGTGGTACTTGTAGTAGACCTCATTCGTTATCCGTTGGGCGAACCGGCTGGAATGCTTGTAGGCTTTGAGCCAAGAGTTAAAGATAAA